CAGGGTTGAACCAATTTTAGCACCTTCAACAGCAAAGCTGTCGTCGTACTGACGGTTTACGTTACGTGTAAGAACAAGGTTGTTTTCGAGAATCTCAAGCGCCTTGCGCGTGATCATGTCGATTGTTAAAATCGAGTTAGACATGGTAATAATCCTAAATTATCTGTTGCGTTGTGCCTCGAACTTCTTGATCTGCCGTAGCCTTTCTGCCTCAATCCAATCTGACGTACTCATGGACTTTACGGCCCGTGGGTCTGTCGTATCAAATGTCGGCGCACCAGAGGTGCGGGCAGTGACAGGTGCAATCGGTGCCGGGGCGTTGGAGGTTTTTTTGAACGTAGGTTCGGCTGTAAGCCGCGCCTCGATCATACCAATTTCCCTAGCTTGCAAAATGGGGTCCATACGCGAGATACGTTGGGCGTCTTTTTGGTTAAGCCCTAAGTGATAAATCACGTCGGGACCAATATCGGACGCTTGTATTGCTAGTGCCATCGCGTCGGTAATCGGAAGGCTGGGGTTATAAGCGACTTGTTCAAAGTCATCATATTTGTCCCGCGCCGCCTCTTCACGTTCGTGATAAGACTCTAGCATTGCACGTTGCTGGCTGTCCTTTTCACGGCGTGCCAGCAGTTCTTCGGCTTTACGTTCGGCCAAAACCTCTGCGTAATCCTCATAAGTCTCAAATTGGTCAGGGGTAATGTCGTGGATCGGCTGCTGCCGCGCCTGCATTTCCTCTGCTCTTTGAGCCTGTTCGCGTTCCCATTTACGCTGCTCTCTTGCGAGTCGTTTGCCTACAATGGCGTCCAAGTCTTCTTGTGTGAAGGTCTTGGGTGCTTCCTGCTCAGCAGACTGCTCTTCCGGCGTCGTGTTTTCTACAGGCTCGATTGCTGCCGTGGCTTCGAGTTCTGGCGCGGAGGCATCCGCTTCGGTAAAGACATTATCGTCCATGTTTAACCCTTAGAGAGTTCCTGATGAGCCGCATCAGTACGGTTGGTGACTAGACTACATCATTTGATGCAGTCTGGCAATCTTGTTATCTTTGGCTTGCAGTCCAGCCAACTGTAATGCTTCGGTTGGCTCCAACATTCGCCAAAGCGTCTACTATATAGGTGAACCCTGTGGTTGTTACGGTGTGAACATTAACAGTTGTTGGTCGTTCTGCGTCTGCAAGAGTGTTTGCGTTTTGTACGCCCGCTACAACAACAGGTGCAGTCTGGAACGGAAGCGCAAAGGTCACCGTTCCTGAGATGCTGCGAGTTCCGCTAAGAATAGTTGCAGATGCAGTGTTGCTCAACGTAGCTGTGTAAAACAGATCGACGCCGCTAATTGACTTATGGTTGACGCGGTTGCCTGTGTTTTCAACAGATGCACCAGATGTAGCAGCCGGATAGCTATAAAGGCCAAATGTCTGCGTTGGAACGCCCTGCGTATCCGCACAGATGTTGTCGGAGATAGCGTTGTCAAGGCAATATTCATCCAAGCTAATGCCGCCGCGCGTTTGAAGTATGACACCCGCTTGGTTGTTATTCCATGCGGTGTTTCCGCTTATTACGCCGGCTTGCTGGCGAATAAATTTAAACCCAGATTGCTGACAAGTATCAGCTTGGTTTCCAATAAACACGTTAAAGGATGAAACGGCATTTGGATATGCACTGGCGCCTGTCATATCATCCAAGAACCCATAGCCGCAGTCGCTGAAATAGCAGCCAATTATGCGGTTGCTGGATGGTGCCGTAGCGCCAGCGTGACGGAACCGCATACCAGCGTTAGGGCAACGTAGGGCTACGCAAGACGTAAACGTGTGGCCGTAGCTAGGGTTGACGGCAAACCCGCTGCCAGAAGCGGTGGCCCGCGTTGTGTTGCCGATTGCCCAGCAATCAGTAAACCGGCAGAAGTTGGCGTTGACGTAGAAGCCATCGTCAGTCCAGCGCGTAGTGCGGCAGTTGGTGTATGTGCCGTAGTCAGTGCCGACAAAATAACCTGTGTAGTTATTGTCTGAAACGCAGTTTTCTACGTTGGAATAGTTGGTTGCCATCGTGATACCACGGGGCGCGCCGGGATTGCCCGCCGCGTTCCATGAACGAGCGTTTGTGACGGTGCAGCCGGAGATCATGTTGTCGTAAACTTCAGCGCCAGTTACAGTGCCGTAGATAATAATACCTGTGCCAGTGTCCTGCACATAGCAGTCAGCTACAGATGATCGAACAGTGTTGGCAATGGAAATACCGTTTACGGCGTAGTTAGCTGATCCATCAGGGATTGGAGTGCTATAAATTCCTTCCAACTTCAACCCAACGACATGGATATTTTCGTATTGATTTGCTTCGAGCGTGGAGATGATGCCTGTCGAAGTCGTAATGGCATCCCAAGCTGCAATTGTACCAATCTGCTTAATGACGGTAGCGTCAAAGCCCTCGCCTTGAAGGGTGACGTTAGACTTCAGCAAAATAGGCGTGCCTACCGCGTATGTTCCTGCGGGAAGAAAAACAGTACCGCCAGCAACGGTGGCCGCGGTGATAGCTGCGTTGATAGCGGCTGCATCGTTAGTGACACCATTTGCTACAGCGCCATAATCCAGTACGCTGAAAACAGCGCCTTCGATTATGGAAAAAGTTACTTTGGTCAAAGCCATTAGCGTTCGCCTCTATACAAAATAGGTTACTACAATTGCAAAACCTTGACCTGTAGTTACAGGGTAAAGGGCGCTGTATTTGTACACAACTAATGTATTTGTAGCTGCAAAACCCACGGAAAGTGCCTCGCCTGAACTTGTATTAAATCCGGCGCCTGCATACCCAGTGCTTTCGGCAGCGAAAGGCAGACCGCCAATGCGGATGCTGTCAGCGCCAGTTCCGTTGTTGGTGACGGTTACGCTAAGTTCAATAGTGACTTGACGTCCGATGCGGGTATATTTGCCAGTGGCGGTATAACTTGTTATTGAGCCAATTGACGAAGATACGGTTGGTGTCCAAGTGCCTTCATCGTACTGCGTCAAAACATCGCCGCCGTTTGCGCTGAAGTCGATGCCTTTGCCAGCAGTGCCGACGATGTAATTACCTTTGTAATTTGTCATGTCGTTGATGGACACGCGGACACATTCTGTACCAAGAGTATAAATCTTAAATGTGCCATTCGGATCAGTGCTGGCTAACAGCGTTGCACCATAATTCCAGTTGTGGGTGTTAGCTGAATAGTTAAGGTCAGCCAGCGCGTTACCATTGTTAGCCGTACTAATAATATTGCTGGTAGTACCAACTGCGGTACTATCCAAAACTAATGTGCCGCCAGCCGCTTTACGCGCCGTAAAATCAGTTGCCGTTACAGCACGACCAACAGTAAGGTTGGCGACGCTTACCTTAACGGTACTGCCGCTCTGAACAATCGGTAAAACTTCTGATCCTGCAAGCGGTGTAGACGCGGCGGTCAACGCAGAGATTTTTTTATCGGCCATTTATCAATCCTTCGCCGTGAACATTAAACAATATAAGTACCAGAAAAACCCAATGCGCCGGATGCGTTCATTGAGACTAAACTTTCAGGGGCTGCACCAGAAATTTGGTACAGCGTTATTTTCGTTGTATTAGATGTAGCCAACGCCGCCAAGGTCGATGAGTACGTCAGACTGTCTGGAAATACAGTTACTGGCGGATTTATGTTGGCAATATTTTTAACAGTGAACGGAAGCCCTGCAATTTGCACGCCGCCAGTAGCTGTGGTCGCAGACCACGAAACATAGCCTTCCACAAAGCAGACATTTCCAATACGGGTATAGCGTGCGTCTTGCACTACGTAAGTCGTTGATCCGTTAGTGGTTGTGCCGCCTAACAATGGGGTAAACGAACCTTCATCATAGTAGCTAAGAGCATCTTGTCCCAAGCCTAATGTGACACCGCCTTGCCCTACAATAGATGTAGTTGTAGAAAAATTGGATACGTTAGTGCCGTTTGAACTATAATATGGCCCGATGATTGTAGTGTTCAAAGCCGTATTTTGAATGTCGTAGCCAATACCAACGCTTTCTAAACGCAAGCCATTAATGGTCAGAGCGTCAACACGGTCGCCTACATAGACGCCGTTTGATATTTGGCCCGGATATTCAACCGCGCCGCCGACAATGGTGCAAGAAGACACACTTGCAGCCGGGTCAACAGCCGAAAACCAAAAGCCGTATCCACCAGCAAAAGCTGGCTGGGCGCGGCAGTTAATGAATACGTTGTTGTTAGCGCCGTCAGTAGATTGGAAACCGCGCAGAACGCTTCCTGTATAGCAGCCAATGACAGTGTTATATGTACACTCAGTAACAGTCCATGTTGCGCCAAAGGCGAAACCAACGCAGTTTGCGCCGCCGCCTTGCGACCACACACGGTCGATTTTACCCAACTGCATGTGCGACCAGTTTACGACAAAACCAGTAGGAAGCGAAAGGGCTTGTACGAACATATCTCGCAATTCGCAAAACAGAAGCGTTACGGCTGGGTTATTGTTTGCAATAACACTGGCACCACTAGCACTGGCCGTAGACACTAAAGTTGTCGCACCAAAACCAGCGCCGGCCAATGTTTGCCCGTTACGTTTATACCTCAACGTAGTGATTTTGTACGAACCTTCTGGGATATACACGTTATCAGAAGCGTCCATAGCAGCCTGAATAGCTGCCGTGTCGTCAGTCACGCCATCGCCAACAGCCCCGAAATCCTTGACCGACACATACTGGGCCAGCTTGTTTTCAACGGTGGTGGCTACGCTGCCGGCGTATGGTGGCTCATAGCTAACAATTGACGCATCTACGGCGCCAGTAGTTGTCTGGATTGCTGTGGTAAACTTTACTTCGCCGCCGACGTGTACGCCAGACGTAAACGTCACGGTGTTGCTGTCTGTCTCCAAATAGCTGTCGCCAACATACTGGTTGACGCCGTCGATGTAGACGGTCAGCGAGTTTGTGCCGGGCGTGTAGTTGATCGTCGAAAGGTTGAACACAGTCTGGCCGGCTGTGGCCGTGATGACTTCCTCTTGGATCGTGTAGTTGACGAAGTTCGAGTTGACGCCCGTGATGTTGTCGTAAGTGCCGAGCAAAATGCCTGTAGCTGTCTCAATGACAAACTTGTAGACTAGACCGTCAGTTAGCCAAATCTCACCGCCCGGTACGCGCCCTGCGCTATCCAATATGATAGGGTTTGCGTGCGGCGTAGTGCCAGACGCGCCTGTATATGTCGCCTGCGGCGTGGTTGTGCCGGCTGCATAGGTGTAAATCTTGCCGCCCGACAGGATAACGCCGTTATTGTCGAAGAACTGCGCTGCGAAGCCGCCAATGGGTGAGGGGTTTACTGACATCAAATTACTCCAGCAGCAACAATCCGCCGTCCTCTTGGACGAGATTGTCTCCGTTTTCGGTTTCGAGGTTGCCCTGCGCTTGATCCGGGCCATAGCCAGAAAAAAACGAGATAATGCTGCCCAGACCGAGCGCAATACCGTTACGAAGGGCGCCACCAAACCCCATATATTAATTCCGGTTAATCGGCTTGGCGTACACCGTACCGCCTGTGGACACCTGAATGGCGCTCACGCGCCAAGGCGCGCCGTTCGTGTTGACGGTCAGCACAAAAGGAATTGGCGTAAAGGGCGGGATTGGCGTGCTGGCAGTCGTAGCTACAGCGCCGACGCCTACTTCGACGTAGCAAGCCTGATCCGACCAGACCACAACGCCCTGCGCGCCGGGAGGCCATGTGGACGTGTTACCAGCAGTGCCGGTATACGCCACGCTGTATGCAGGATAATCAGCTTTGCTTAGTGGGTTTAAGAGTTCCATAGCGCGTCCTTATGCGAGAAAT